TTGGAAAACTTGCGAGCAGCCGAGCGCGTGATGGCTGGCCGTTCGGTAAGCGCAGCGCCAGCCGGTGGCCAATTATCCTTGGTGCCCCCTTCCGCTCCCGCCGTTATTAGGAACGGGATCAAGCCCAATGGTCGGCCGATGGACCTCTTGGTCAAGTTGGCTGTCTGCAACTTTCAGTCGCATATCCAGCGGGTGCCGCTCGAGCAGGTCCGGATGGCCCGCTATTCCAACAATGATGAACTCGATGCGGTCATCAAGGCGGCAACCAATCCGGCCCTGACGACAGTCGCGGGCTGGGCGGCAGAACTCGTCACCACCGCGATGGACGACTTTTTGGAGCTTTTGCGCCCGACGTCGGTCTATTCGAACCTCTCGGGTATGGGCAGTCGATTCACTTTTGGACGCAACGGCATCATCAAGATCCCGCGGCGAACCGGTAGTGGCACTAGCGCACCTGGCGATCTTCGCGGTGCATTTGTGGGTGAGGGCGATCCGATCCCCGTGCGGCGTGGCGCATTCGCCGCGGTCACGCTGACCCCGCGCAAGATGGGCGTCATCTCGTCCTACACGCGTGAAATGGCACAGCACTCGACCCCGGCGATCGAGAGCCTGATCCGTCAGGGCATGGTGGAAGACACCGCCATCGCCATCGACCAGGCGCTATTGGACGCCCTGCCAGCCACCGTCGTGCGTCCGGCTGGTCTGATGAACGGTGTCACCCCCTCGGCTGGAACGTCGATCGGCGGCGGCGCCATTGCGGCCATCACGGCTGACCTGACCAATGCGTTGACTCCATTCGTCACCGCCAACGCAGCGCAGGGCCTCGTCTGGATCGTCAATCCAATCGCCGTCCAAAAACTGATGTTCGTCTCGACCTCGGTCGGCGTCTATCCGTTCAAGGCCGATGCCCAGGCTGGCAACATTGCCGGTATCCCCTACATCGCATCGACGCTGGTGACACCCACCACGCTGATCCTCGTGCGGGCCACCGACTTTGCCTCGGCGACCAATGACACGCCGGAATTCGATGTGTCGGATACCGCCGTGATCCACGAGGACGATGGCACCTATGCGGTTGACCAGACTGTCACCCAGCCGGCCTCGACGGTTGAGCAGATTGCCTCGGGTGCTACGGTGCCAGCCGGTACGGTTCGCTCGCTCTGGCAGACGGCATCGATCGGTCTCAGGATGATCCTCGAGATGGATTGGGCTATGCGTCGTGCTGGCATGGTGTCGGCAGTTACCGCCATCACCTGGTAAGTGTTTCCCCTCGCCCCAGAATGCGGGGGGTAACTTCGGGCCGGTCCCGGCTAATATCGGCAGAGCCTCCCCTGCAGATACCGGGACCGTTTTTTTGGAGGGACGGCGATGGCAACGACAGTTTACGTGATCATGGGTGAGTGGGCTGGCCGCTACATGACGATGGACGACGATGTCGCCCAGGCCGCCCTGGCCGATGGCTGGGCCTGGGAAAACGAGACGCCGCCGGAAGACTACGATCCGGCCGCAATCATACCGCCTGAGGACATCCCCGAATCGCTGGCCGAGTACGAATCGGAAACGTCTGACGAACTTGCAACCGATAACGGCGAGGAAGCCGAGTCCGAGAGTTCCGGAGCCGCGCCCAAGGCCAAACGCAAGTACCAGAAGCGCCGGAAGTAACCGCCATGCCGATGGTCTGGATCTATCGCGGCCAGTGGCCGGTGCATCAGCGTCTGCAGGACTTGCCCCTCGAGGACGCCATGCGGGCGGAAAGCGAGGGCTGGGGCCATCGTATCGAAGGCATGGATGGCCGCGATGTCGTCGATGTCACGCCTGGCCCGCACGACAAGGCCGACGCCTATTTTTCTCGCATGATCGGACGGAGGGACACACCGCCGATCGAGCCGCCACCGGAAGGGGCCGAGCCGCCAACACCTCCCCCTTCCGGCGGTGCCTACGGAACCCGTGAGATGCGGGCCGTCGAGACGCCGCGGCGCGGGCCGGGAAGGCCTAGGAAGGAAGATCCGCCGTGGCCACAAAGGTAAGCCTGCTCGACCGACTGAAGGGCATGGTCGGCCTCGGGCCGTGGACATCGCATCCCGGTACCTATACCGGCGGCCCCATCGCCTATACCGACTCTGGCTGGATACCGATGAACTGGCCGATGAACTTTGGCCAGGTCGGCTACGATCCCCTGACGGGCGGCTGGAACTCCGTCGTCTACGCCTGCGTCATGCGCTACGCCTGGACGATCTCCCTGCTTCCAGGCATGCACCAGCGCAAGCTCGACAATGGCGGCGTCGAAAGCGTCACCAATTCGGCCCTCACCCGCATCTTCCGCAGGCCCAATGAATATCAGGACCCGCAGGATCTGATGCTCAACCTCATCGTCAACTTGATGTACGACGGCAATGCTTACGCGTTAGCCCTGCGTAATGATCGATTTGAAATCAAGGAATTGCACTGGCTTAATCCGCGCTCGACGCGGGCTTTCGTCGCCCAGGACGGATCGGTCTTCTATTCGATCGGCGGCAACGAACTCATCGACAAGATCATCGATCCGATGCTGGTTTCGGACGAGCGCTGGACGGTGCCGATGCGCGATATCCTGCACATCCGCATGCACTGCCCACGCCATCCCCTGGTCGGCGAACCACCTCTCGCCGCGGCGGCTGGCTCGATGATGCTGCAAGGCCTCGGATCGCAGGGCCTGGCTGCTTACTACCAGAACATGAGCCGGCCTTCCGGCGTGCTGCAGACCGATCTGATTCTGACGCCGGAACAGGTGACGCAGCTTCGCGGGCGCTGGGACGAGCAGGCCAAGGGCGTGGGCACGGGCGGCGTGCCGATCCTGACGGCTGGCCTTAAATGGCAACCATCGATGATGGGCTATACGGCGGCTGACGCCCAGGTCGCGGAGAGCATGAAGGCTGGCACGGCTGATATCGCCCGCGTCTATGGCGTGCCGCTCGCCCTGATCAACGAGATGGCCGGGTCGACCTACGCCAATGTCGAGCAGTTGATGCGGGCGTGGATGGCGATGGGCCTGTCCTCGGTCTGCAACAAAGTCGAGCTTGCCTTCGACCGCTTGTTCGGCCTCGACAAGGTGGCCAACGAGTACACCGAGCTCGAAATGGAAGCGCTGTTGCGGCCTGAGTGGAAGCTGCAGATCGAGGGTCTGGCTCGTGGCGTGCAGGGCGCGATCTACTCGCCAAATGAGGCGCGGGCGATGATGGGCCTGCCCGCCGTCGAGCACGGCGACGAGCCGCGGGTGCAGTCGCAGGTCGTGCCGCTGTCGTTCGCCGCGGCCACGCCCGCCCCGGCCGCTGGCGCCATGCCTGCGACGCCTGCCGCGCCTGCCGCCAATGACGACGCGCCTGCGGACGACAAGCCGCCGGAAGATGATGCACCGGAAGAGAGCACGGCCAAGATGATCCAGCGGCTGCGCGAGTTGACGGGGATCGGTCATGGCTGACGACGCACTTTTGGAGGCCGTAGGCTCGATCATCGGCGAGGGCTTTGCCGAGCAGAAGATTGCGATCGACAGCAAGGTGGATGCCGAGCTTCTGGCAATGGTCGATCGTCGCCTGACGAGCAGCTATCTCGGCATGGTCGAGGAGGTCGAGAAGCTGCGCGATCAGTTGAACACCCTCGAGGAACGGCAGACATTGGTGGCCGTCGAGGAGGTGCGGGATGAACTTGCTAACGATCTTATCCAATACCGGGAACGACTTCTTTCTTGCGAGGACCGATTCCGTCAGATCTCCGATGATGTGCGAGACGCTATCGCCACCTTCCGCGAGCGCGATTGGACCGGACCCGAAGGCGAGCAAGGCCCGCCCGGCGAACGGGGAGATCCCGGCGAAGAGGGGCGGGAAGGGCCGGCAGGACTACCGGGCGATACGGGCGATCCTGGCGCGGAAGGGTCGGTAGGACCGGCGGGGCCGATCGGGCCAGCGGGGCCGCAGGGCGAGCTAGGCCTGGAAGGGCCTATGGGGCTGGCCGGTCTCGACGGGGCGCCTGGCGCAGTGGGGCCACCGGGGGAGCGTGGGGAAACCGGGGAGCGGGGGGAGCCGGGGCCTGAGGGGCCGAGGGGGCCACCGGGCCAAAATGGCGAGCAGGGACCGCCTGGTCCTCCGGGTGAACGGGGCGAGCAAGGTGAACGCGGCATGGAAGGTCTGCCGGGTCCGGCGGGCATGGAGCCGCTCGGCAAATGGTCCGCGGAGAAGGTTTATCGCAAGGGCGACCTAGTCGGTTGGGACGGCCTGTCATGGTGGGCGCTGCGGCCGACCAAGGCGGGTGAGGAACCAGGCAACGGCGACGGCTGGATGATGACACAGGCCCGCGCCAAGCAGGGCAAGCAGGGCGAGGCAGGCCCCCGCGGATCGGCTGGACCGGAAGGCAGACAGGGTGCCACAGGCGAGGCCGCGCCCAGAATTATCGAATGCGCCATGCGCGAGGGCGAGCTCGTCTTCGTCGATGAGATGGGCGGCACCATCGTCTGCTCGATGGGCTACCTCGAGGGGTTCGTCCGCGGCTTGATGAAGGAGTTGGCGACGTCATGAGCCTGGCGCGCACATCCATTGATCGGATCACTCTGCCGCAGGCGATGCTGCCGCTGACCAAGGCGCATCTGCGCGTGTCGTTCGACGACGACGACCAGATCATCGTCCACAAGCTGACGAGCGCCATCAGCCTGTTCGAGATGCTCACCCAGTTCTCGGTCTCGCAGGCGGTTTACGCCTGGACGCCGGGTATTGTCGCGCCGCTGGATTCCACCGGCCTGCCAGCCGATGCGGGTAAGCTTCCGGTGATGCGCGTCGGCTCGTTCACGGCCAAGGATTCCGTCAATGTCGATGTGACGCCGCAGTATTCGATCTACGGCGACACGCTGCCGGATTCCATCGCGCCGCAATATCTGATCGGGCCATCAGGTTCGAATTCTGGCCCAACTGTTTCGCTGACCGTCGGCTTTCCGACCATGGGGGATATGCCGCCGACGATCATCGATATCGCCATGCGTATCGCCGGGTATCTGTACGAATGGCGAGAGGTGCAAAACGTGCCCGGTGTCGATGGCGTGGCATACGCCAACTCATTGCTGACCAACTGGTGGATTCCACGCGCTTAAGGAGCGACAACTATGGCCATCAATACAAAAGGCGACGTCTTTGAAGCTGATCTGCTCAAGCTGATCTTTCAGAACACGGCGATCACCACGATCGGCGATGCTGGCGGCCTGCTGCCTTCGGCCACGGCCGGATCGCTGTTCGTCTCGCTGCACACCGCCGATCCCGGAGAAACCGGCACGCAGACGACCAGTGAGATTTCCTACACGGGTTATGCTCGCGTCGCGGTCTCGCGTTCCGGCTCGACCGGCTGGACGATCACCGGTTCGTCGATCAGTCCAACGGCGGCCATCACGTTCGGCCAGATGACGGCCGGCACGGGCGGTACGGTCACGCATGCGGCGATCGGTGCGGCAACCTCGGGCACGGGCAAGATCCTCTACATGGGCACCGTGACGCCCAACATCACCGTCAACAACGGCGTGACTCCTTCGCTGACCACAGCGAGCACCGTCGTCGAGGATTGATCATGACGAAGGCTCCGGAGAAGACGAAGGCTAAGGCGAAGGCCCGTAAGCCGACGAAGCAAGCCGTGCTTTCGGAAGGTTCCCTGGTTGCGCGCAGCCTTGGCGCTGACTCGCAACTGGGGGCCTACCTGTCCAAGGCGATGGAGGATGCCATCAAGGACTGCATCGCCGAAGGCCAGCTTGCGCCGCAGGTCATCAAGGAACGGATGAAGGAATATCGTGACGCTGCCGTGGCGGAATATGACGCCCTGGCGGGCGGGGGAGGATAGTTCATGGCCACGGCCAAATGGTCTACGCTCAGCGCCAGGACCAATGTCACGCTGTCCAGTGTCAACGGCTTGGCGAACGGCTCTACATCCGGCCTGATGACCTATGACAATTCGACGTTGGGCGACATGTATGCCCTCGTCGAAGTGGCCCTCGGTTCGATTACGCCAACGACCGGCGGATCGCTGACGCTGCGCGTCTATCCAACCGCCAATGCTGGCGCAGTAGTGCCGGATGATGTCGGTGCGATTGGCGGTGGCGAGTCATACACGCTGCCAGTCACGACGAGTGCGACCGCCAAGGTTCTGATCTTCAGGATTGGCCTGCTCGCCAAGGTCTCGCATCGGCTTCAGATAACCAACAATATGGGCGTGGCCATTTCCGGCGCGAGCAACACGATCAACGTCACGGGCTACAATGAGGAAATCGCGTAGCTATGCCGATCGGCCTCAATCCTTATGATGCGGCGCGCAGGCAGGGACTGTTGTGGAATCCCGCATCGTTGCGAGATTCGGGTTTGGCGATCTGGTTCGATGCTGCCGATCTCTCCACCATTACCTATGGAACCGGCGTCAGTCAGTGGCGGGACAAATCAGGTTTTGGGCGTAACGCAGCGCAAGCTACGGGCACTAACCAGCCGACATGGAACGCATCGCTGCAAAGAGGCTATCCCTCGATCTTCTTCGCTGGGGCCAGCGCTCCCGACAAATACATGACGCTCAGCACGCTGTCCGGCAACGGCTGGACATCGGCCGAGATGTTCTATGTCTGGCGCTCCACTAACGATCCGACAGTTGGCAGCAATGGTGGCTCGCCGGTCGGTCAATGGGGCAGCTCTGGCACGGTCGATGCCGAGCCGTGGACGGATGGGATTGTTTATCAAGGCAACCTGTCGACGACGCGCAAAACAACCGTTAATCCGGTGACGCCACTGACCCAGCCGAACATCAGCAACGTGCGATCGGCGGCGAATGACTGGTCATACTGGCTGAATGGGGTTTCTCTTTACTCGACTGCCACCAATACGGTCGGCTTCGGCTCTACTCCACTTATCGGCTTCAGCACGACGGCGGCATTCCAGGGCTATCTCTCTGAAATCATCCTGATCAACAATGTGGTGTCGGCCTATCTCAGGCAGAAGACAGAGGGTTATCTGGCGTGGAAATGGGGCATCGCTAAGAATCTCTCGGGATCGCATCCCTTTGTAAATCGGCCTCCGAACATAGGGGACTGATATGCCCCTGCGAGTCCGGACCCCATCATATCCCAATGCCCCTAGCGCTCCCGTGCTGCTTCAGGCATCGCTCGGCGCTGCCGCTACCACGCAAGCCAGTGCATCTCTCAACCCGCCAGCCAATACGCGTATCATCGTCTTCGCGGATATCTACCGGAACAGCAATGCGACGTGCGGGCCATCCAATGTGACATCAACGGCATCCGGCGGCACCAACCCGACCTGGACAAAGCTGGCGGAAGCTCACACGTCGAACAACACGGCGCCGGACCTCATCTCAGGTTTCTGGATCTCGAACGATCTCGGAGCATCGCCGCCAACCGGCCTTGTCATTACCGTCGGTGTCGCCTCGGGATCGAACACGGGATCGATCATCACCGCCTTCACGGTGAAGTCATCGGAGTGCTCCGGGGCCGCTGTTCAATCCGCTACCGCTGAAGATTTATCGGCAGGCGATCCATCATTCTCGTTCGGGACAGATCCCATCCTGAACAATCTCGTGGTTGGTCATAACTTCCATGGTGCTGCCAACGTCATCGCGCCGC